TTTTTTCGTATATGGTTTCGCGTACTCCGCCACTACTCACGACCTCTATTTCACCCTCGTAATAACCTTCGTCTAAATCTAGTTGCGTACCGGTGAACTCGAAGACGCAGATGCCGTCGTCTAGATCGTTCGATCCCGCGACGTTCGTCAGACTGAATAAGAGAGTCGTGCTACTGCGCTTACGGAAATGCAATTTAATTGTAGCGCCTGTCAGGTCTTCAGTAGCGCCTGTATCTTCGCGCGTAATTGTCGCTTTGATTTGTGGGCCAGTGTCGCCCTGCACTAAATTGATAGTCATCATGTCCTCCTAAACCGGCATTATCTCACACATCTCTTAAGCCTAAGATATCCGGCTCGTCAGTCTCTGGATTGATAAACGAAGCGATCCAGTATTCTTTCACATCGCTAGACGTGTCAGCATCTAACGCAGCTTCTGCTAGCGACGGGTTGTCATAGGCTCCTATCGTGACGTGTTCGCCGTTACTCTGCTTCGTATATCCCGCAATGATTGACATAGAACCCTCACGTCATTAAGAAAATTTGACTGTCAATAGCTACTATCGACAACGTGCCGGTAGAGCGGCCTGTAGTATGCACCCGCACTCGATACTCTTCTGCTGCGTTACTTTTAGCGAGCGCCTGGTTGAGAGGTAGCGTTATAGTCGCCGAAAGCGATCCGATGTCTGGAATCATGAAGCTCTGCAGACCAGCTGCGTCGTCTAGGTACGTCCCGCTAGATATCCATCGATCAGGATTGTAGTAAAGAGTCCCGCTTGTGTATGTCGGTGTTGATGATTGCGAGCCGCTATATTCTATGCGAGTGCGATTATTCGAACCGATGTAATGCACTGACTGAGCTTTCGACACATTGCTCGGGGACGTCTGAGACGTAGCGACGCCGCCGTAGGGGTCAATTTCTGTTGTATAGTTTCCGCTGACTTCGACGTAGTGCCGGTAGGGTGAGCCAGTCGTACCTGACCCGACTATGCTTCCTAACGAAGTACCTGACGATACACCTTTGCTTTTACGTTCAAATCTTATACGCAACAAACATTCGTCGAGAGACGTTGACGGTATAAATTTCAGCTTGCCATTCAAACTCGCATATTTAGTCACCGTGCTGTCCGGTGCAGGGATTGTGAATTCCGCAAACGTATCAGCGTTTGACGTACCCTCTGGGACACTATGGTAAGGATAAACCGACACACTTAGATTGAAGACTTCTGAAACGTCTCCTGATAGCTTGTCGACCGTAATGCTTGCAGCCTGAATTTTGCCTGCTGTCACCGCGTTAGCGGCTAACTCAGACGTGCTGACAGCGCCTGATGCGATTTGTGCTGCGGTGATCGTATTAGCAGCAATTTCATTCGCAGTAACCGCGCCTGCATCGAGCTTCGCCGTAGTAACCGCGCCAGCCGCTAAAGCATCAGTCGAGACTGCGCCAGCGGCAATCTCGTTAGCAGTGATCGCGTCAGCTGCGATTTGAGTCGACGTTATAGTGCCAGCCGCTATTTGTGTCGCTGTAACCGTCCCGGATGCGATCTCGCTCGCCGTAATTGTATTAGCAGCTATCTCTGCAGAGGTGATTGTATTTGCCGCTATTTCTGTAGCAGTGACAGCGCCAGCCGCTATTTCACCTGCCGTAATTGTGTTAGCTGCTATTTCTGATGCCGTTACAGCGCCTGCTGCAATCTCACTCGCAGTGACGGCGTTCGCCGCTATTTTTGCGGTCGTTATGGCGTCATTGCCTATTTCTGTTGTAGTAATTGCGGCGGCGGCAACGAGGTCATTCGTGATTGCGTCGTTCGCTATTTTTGCGGTGGTTACGGCATCTTCGCCAATCTTGGTCGATGTTATCGCGCCTGCTGCTATTACGTCGCCCTGTATCGCATCGACTGCAATTTTTGCGTTTGTAATTGCGTCATTGTCGATCTGCGATGAACCTACTGTACTTAAAGCTGCTAGCGCACCGGAGTCACTAACTTCGTTCAACGTTATCGCTTTTGTCCAGGCACTGCTGTTATAACGATAAAGGTTGTTGTCGGTAGTCAAAAAAGCCATGTCGCCCTGATCTGCTGGCGACGGCAGGCTGCTAACGACTTGAATCGGGTTAACGCCCGAAGCGAACGCAGGCAAATCGACCGCGCCCGATGCTAATTTATCGGAGTCGACAGCGTCGTCTGCTATTTTACCGGTGCCTACTGCTCCATCTAGTATGTCGTTTTCTTTGGTCGCAACCGATGTCCCAGTGAAAGCCGTTGTCTTGTTGGACTCGTTGCCAGAATGGTCGATAGAACTTAACCAAAAATATTTGGTCTTTGGGCTAGTCTCGTTATCAGCCAGGGTATAAACGAATTCCTCACCTCGCGTTTTACTTCTAGTGGCCGTGTTCGGGTTATTCGTGTCGTTGTAGTATACGAGCGTCAGCGCCAAATCTTCGTCTGTCGCTTCTGTCCATTCGACAGTTATTTGACGAATTCCCCCGGTCGTCGACGGGTTCGTCGGCACGGCAGGCGCTGTCGTGTCTCCTGATAGGCTCGCAATATTCAAGGTTGTACCTGAGCTTTTCACGCCAACCAAATTTTCGGCCTTCACGATAACCTCATACGCGGAGCCGATGTCTAGATTCGGCACCCGCAAACGCGGCTCGCGCGACTGATATTCGAAAATATTTCCGTCGCTATCTTTCTCAATAGTGATGATGTAGAACTCAACGAAAGCGTCAGTAGGCGCAGTCCAAGAAAAATCAACATTTGTAATGTTTTTGCCGTCTGGCCCTTTCAGCGCAATCACGCTATGCGACAGTGAAGTCACATTATCGACTGTGCGACCATCGTATAAATCGAGTTCGCCACCGCTCAAAAAGTCCGACTCGTCGCTAGTTGTCCAGTCGTAAACAGCAGAGCTAGTCTCAATAAGGGTCAATTCGACGCCTATAGCGCCTGATTCGAGTCCGGTCAGACCGTATTCAATTACTTCGAAAACCTTAGAGCTATAGCCAAGGCGCGCGTTTGTCAGGTTCACTGTATCGCCAACCTTCACCCGCAAACCTTTTAGGTTCGTTGTGACTTGCAGCACCACTTGTTGCCGTGATCTAAGTAACGCTAATTTTGCGAGAAGTTGCGCTTGAAGTACGTCAGTAACGAATGGCAACGGCATGTCGAGAAGAATCGGATCGCCGTCTTCAGCTTGGTAGGTAGAGCTAATTTGCGCCGGGTAATCCAGCACTTTCCAATTTTTGCTCTCTGAAACAAATATGCCTTTGACGCCATTATATACGCCACGCCTAGATTGCTTCGTTTGTAGTGATAATTCTGATATGCAATCAGCTTCGTCAAACGTAACAGTTGGGGCGACATATTCTGCGCCCTGTATGAAATACTTCCCGCCTGAGTAGGTTAAATTCCCACCCATAGCCGAAAGCATCTGCTCTATGTTGTCTTTGATGTTGTTTGCTACGTCGATGACGCCATTTAGCTCATACCGCTTCTGACCTGACACACTGTAAATGTCAGTGCCACTGTTTTGCGTTTCGTCGCAGAGGTTGGCTGCTGCCGTCAGCGACGTGCTGTCGACTAGCGTCCTGTCTTCGCCTAATCCGTATTTTTGATCAACTAGATAATCTCGCAGACACAACGCCGGGTTTTGACTGAATGTCCACGTGCTAGCGTCGGTCGCGCTCTGATTGCCGTCGCGTGGGTCGTAGACTTTTTTGCCTTTTAAGACTGTTGTAATGTTCGGGACACCTTGAGGGAATTTGTCAGCGTTCCACTCAAGTCTGAAAGCGATATAGGCAATGCCTGACAGCTTATGATTACTAGTCCATAACGTATGAGCATTGACGAGTTGCGTCGAAGCTGTTTGTGACGCCGTGCCATATTTGCGATCGAATGTGACGTAAGTTCCCCAATCGTCTTGAAAACCGCCGCTATTCGTCCAAACTTTTTTGTCGTTAAACCACACCTCTTCGTAAGACTCTATTTCATGCGTTGCGAAAGCGATCGCCATGTGCAAGTACTTATTATCAGCGCCACTATGCGAGATGAAAACGACCTGCCCACCGACGCGCATTTTTCCGTAGACGATTTTTCGAGTGCCTGCGGGTTCTCGCGTAGTTTGCGTGATGCCTCGCATTTGCGCGCCTAAGTTCGGTTTCGGTGCGAGTGCGCGCGAGACCATCGCAAGGCCAGCACCCAGTGCCGCCCACGCCGCAAAAGCCGCCCAACCTTGCAGGCCAAAAAATACTAGAGCTTTGATAGTGCCTGCAGCAGCGGCAGCGCCTAATGCTGTTGAAATGCCTGTGACAAGCGAGACCGCCATCTAGTTACCTCAGAACTTTGCTATAGACTTTCTCAATTTCTTCAAAACCGAGTCGCTTCATAATGGGGTCGAACGGCTGATGAAGTTTGGTATTAACGTGTAGTTTCGTAACACCCTCTGCTTTGAGGCAATCCATACCGAATTTCAAGAGCTTCATGCCAGTCAGTCCCTTGCGCGCTTCTTTATTCAGAAAAATCACGTCGTTATTGGCAAATAGGTGATCGCTATAATGCAGCGATTGGCTGACGACGACTACAAAGTAGCCATGCAATATTCCGTTTTTTCTAGCCGTATAAATCCTTAGCGCGTTTATGCGATCGAGTTCAGCGTATGCGCGCCAATTAGGATTGAGCTTAATGATGTCTTTGTTGAGTGCGATTTCTTGATAGTGCTGCTCTAGCAGCGGCTCGATTTCACGTCGTACATTAGCTAGGTTTTCGATTGCTAGTTTCATCTCTTTACCCTCTGACTTTTGGGTCTGTGCGATCCTCTGGACCCCCAGGCTGACCGCGACCGCCACCACCGCCGCCGATGTTCGTACTACGTCCCCAGACGATTTCTTTTTCCGATAACTCAGCGACGAACTCTAAGCCTTTGTCGTTCGGATAGTCGATTTTTTGATCTTCTGCTGTATAACGACGCGCCCGGCTGCGTTCAAATTCAATGAGTCGATTTTCGGCAGTGACCGCAATAGTCGCAAACTCTCCGCCGTCTTTAATGGTCATAGTGTCCATAAAGCCGCTGAAAATTACGATCGGGTTAGAGATCACTGCGCTATTTGCGTCGAGAGCGCCTAACAGAACCTTTAATTCTCTTCCTTGGTAGTCTTCGTCCCTCGCCTTCTGAATCAACGGGCTTGTAATTCCTGACAAAGTTACTGTGATGCCGTTCGCTTGTAACTCTGAACTTTCTTCTACCGAGCCGATGCCTAAGAGCGTTCCGGTTCCAACGTAGTCCACGCTGTCGACAGTCAAAGTGCCGATGCCGTTCCAGACGTTTAAGTTGCCCGAATCGAAAGCCAGCTGCACAAGAAAAATAGGGCGTACAAGATCCGCCGCTACCGCAGTCTGCATCGTTTGAGTTAACGACCGACTCATAGCGCTTCAACGCAAGCGAATGTGAAGGCATAAATACCGGCGGTGTTTATATTCCATCCGATATCGTTCGAAGATAAACGCCACGTGCCTTTCGGCTTCGTGAAGTCTAATGTCGTGCTAGAAGCCGCAACACGCAGCGGCGGCATAATGTCGATTGACGTCGAGCTATTAACCTCAGTCACAATGTAGAGTCTGCTGCTAATCTCGAAGTAGTCTCCCGCAACGACGTTAGTGAAGCTGCCTGTTAGCGTCGTAGCGTTAATAGCACCGGTCGCGGTTCCAACTGCTGTCGTATTATGCAGCGGATTGCCTAAAGTGAAAGTGTTTCCCTGTCCTCGCAAAGAAGCAAAAAACGCCTCTACTTGTTTAGCGTCAGCTTGCTTAAGTGGCGAAAGCGTTACCTCGGCCTCCCACCGGACTCCTGGGTGCTGAAACACTTGTTGGTCATACGAGAAAGGTGACGTGCTGACCGCCGTAACGCTCATTAAGCGCATGCTCATGCTTTGAAATCCAACGTCCGGGAATGCCGCCATTACGCACCTACCATTGCCTTACTGAAACCACCGCCTCGCATTCTAGCATCTGCGACGGCTGCTTTCGTTGCAGCGCTGATCTGCGGTAATAGGTTTGCAATCTCTGCGCGCACTGTCTGCTGAACGCCAGTCGTGACGTTGATGTTTTGCACGATGGTCATGCCGCCGCCGCCTAATTCATGATTCGGAATGACTCGACCCGTCTGACCTGGCACGAATAACTCTGGCCCTCTTTCGCCAACCATGTACGGACGTCCACCTGTCGTGACGCCTCCACGCGCTTTACCTGGTAATGGCACGGCCTGGTTGTACGCTTGAAAGACGCCATCCTGCTTTGATAAACCGCTTATCCCCTTTGTAATGACGCCAAACGCGGCGTCTACTATGTACTTCTGAATGAGCAACTCAAGCAAACTGTCGATGACTGATTTGATTGTCATTTTTATTGCGTCTGCAAAATTCTTAGCGCCTGTTATTGCGTCTGTAAACGATCTAGCGAGACCGCGCATACCTTTATCAGCCAGGTTGACAAGACTTGTTTGCAAATCGTCCGCTTGGCCTCGAGCGGTTTTAAGCCTTTCCATGAACGACTCAAAAGCCGTCGGAACATAGGTAGTGAGTGAGTCACCTAGGCCGGTGGTTGCGTCTGTCGTACTTCCAATGGACCCCGACAACACATCGATTATGTCGAGAATTTTTTTGAAGTTGAACTTCTCGAAGCCGCCAAACGTCCGGTCAGATTCGTCGCCTAGCGCCTCGATCGTGGCGATCTGTTCTTCCAGGCGAGCACGCAAGCGCTCCTGATCCTTAATCAACGCCTCATTGGTTCCGCCTAATGCACCTGCTTCTTCTCTGTAACCGGCTAACCGTTCTTCGACTTTCCTCAGGTCTTCGCGTAGACCCTGCAAGCTGCGCGTTTCGATCGTAGAGAACGCGTCGTTTAACTGACGTTTAAAGTTGATCACGAAATTGCCGATAGAAACGAAAGCATTCATTACGCTTTCTAAGCCGCGTATCGCGGTTTTGATTTGATTTAGGAATTCTCCAGCCAATCGTTCGCCAAACGCAGTGACGCTACCATCGGCGCTCTGGATGCCGGTTTTGACTTTCGTAGTCATTAAGTCTGCGAAAGCAGAAATTGCAGGCGCTAATGCGGCAACAGTCTGCCGGGTTACGCCCGCGAATAACGATTGCAATCTCAACAGCGCGTCGTTCGCGTCCTCTACGCCAGACGCTGCGTTATTAGACATGACGACGCCCAAATCTCTCGCCTCATCAAGCAGGTCTGAGAGACCCTCGCGCCCTAACGCTAGTGTGTTTACTAATGCCGCGCCTTCAGAATCGAAGAGCTTGAAAGCCAATCTCAGCGGTTTCAATCCTCTGCGTTCTGCGTCTTCGAACGCGTCGGCCAGCTGCAGCATCTGCTGATCTAGGGGCAAGCGCACAAGCGCACGAGCATCAATGCCAAGCTCTCGCAGAGCGCTTTTCGCTTCGCCTGTTCCTTGTGCCGCTTCTGCTGCTCTACGCTGGAACCGCTGTAGCGCCATGTTCAGCGTCTGAACTTCGACGCCGCTTATTTTGCCCGCGTATTGCAGAGCGCTTAACGCCTCAGTCGTCGTGCCTATTTTACTGGCGGTTTTTGCTAGCTCGTCGGTAGCCCGGAGTGATTGCGCGATTAAAACACCGAGACCACCTGCGCCTGCTGCGCCTAAGATTGCTGTTTTGAGATTGAAGAATATGCGCGATAACTGACTGAATCGTTTCTGGATAGCGCCCAGAACCTTTTTCGTCCCGTCAAAGATTTTAATTAAAATGCCTAATTCTTCATTTTTTCGCGCCATCTTTAGCGGTCTCATTCAGTACGTAGAAATAAGCAAGCCATTCGTTGAACTCTGAGACGGGCATCTGCTCTATTTCTTCGATGGTTTTGTGTAGCCGATCAGCAAGCGCAATCAAGTTCATTCTTGACTGATCGGCCTTCAGTTTTTTATCTGTCCCTCTATGTCTTCGATTGTCCCGAACATTTGCATAGCGATGTCTGAAACAATCGTCGTTTCTTCGCTCATCAACTCGATACGATCGTCAGCGGCTGCGAACAATCGCTCGCCATCTTGTGACTCTGCTTTCATCACAATCAAGTCGACCATAGCGCCAATACTAGGGTCTTGCATAACCTTTGGGTGTCGCTTTTGAAGCTCGTTCAAGTCGTAACAAGTCAATGGGCGACAATATAGGCTGAATGGCCCATCGTCGTCGCCCCACTCTGCTACGTCTATTTTTCGCCTCTGCTGTTTACGCCGCTTGCGTAACTCTTTGGCGAGACTCATTAGTTACTGCCTTCAGTAACCGCACCAGAAAGTTGAACCGAGAATGACGCCTCGACCATGCCGTCGTAAGACGCGGACACAGTTTTCGAGGTGACGAGACCGCCGCCGCTGTAGTTCTTACCAGCCGCTGTACCTTCGGGATGCAGTTCGAAATCGATGTCTGCACCGACGTCGAAAATGAGCTGCTGCGCGTCTGCGCTATCCCAAAGAGCGTCCACAGAAAGAGTCGCGTCCTTCAAGCTCGCTAAATACGTTTTGCTTGTATCGCCCATCTTTGTGGTCTCTAGCGTGTCGCTAGTCTCATCCAGGCTGTACGAACGCACCTGACCGACGTTAGCAGTCGATCCACCTGTCGCGGCGATTTTTACAACGCCTGCACTACCTTTCCCTACTGCCATTTTTCACTCCCTACGCGTCGCCGCGTGTGTATTGATACATGATTCTGACGGTTATAATGATTCCGCCGACCGGGTCGATTGTACCATCATCGACCTCGATACTAGTAACTTGCGTGTCGATAGCATGACCGCCGCGCGTTCTGTCGGCATCTAACTTTTCATCGATCGCTTCGATTAACTGATTCCTGGCGGTGTCGATGTTTCTGTGCTTGACGAAGCATACAAGCTCATATTCAACAGACGATTCACGAAACGATAGACTGCCGCCGATGCTAGCATCCTCTCGCGTCTCGTTAGACGTGCGCACCAGGATTGCAGGAAACTGCGCGTTAGACAGCTTGTCGAACTCAAACGGCTCGCGCGTAACTTTTTTAATTCTAGGTGACGCGATCGCTTTGAGCGTCGTTATAAGGTTCGCGGCAATGTTTTCTCTCACGCTCATCGAGTAAGCCTTCTGAAGTAAGTGTCGGCGACTACGCTGCGCTCTCGATTACTCAGGCCAAAAAATTCTCTGTACGAATTATTATTCGCTGCTTTCTTGTTGTTCTCGCCGCCACGAAAATAGATTAGCCGATTATGACCGCCGACCTTTTTGACATTCATTGACGCAAGCATGCGGCCAGTAAATTGCAAATCGACCGGGAACGGGTTTCTACCCTTGCTGACTCTGTAGTCTGCGTATGCTTTGCTATAACGCTTGAATCTAGCGCCGTTGACGTCGTAGCCTGCTGTCGTTCGCGTTTCGATTAACTCGATGGCCTTCATCGCCGCCGCGTCAATCGCTCTGTTGTGGTTCTTCTCTACGAAACTCAGCATGCCGCGCAATAACTTTTTGAAGTCTCGCGGCTCGAATCTAATCTCAACGTCGACAGTCATCGGTCTAACCTTTTCATATTGATGACTTCTTTTTCTTTGTTAGTGACTGTGCCATCTGCGTCTGCATCATATTCAACGCCATCGGCGAAAACGGCTTCTAACTCTTCTCCGTAACGCGCTTTGTAGAAGTCGATCATCTGCAGAAAGCGATCCTCGTCGACCCAATTCGTTAGTTGCGGTAGAGCGTATTTCCATAATACAAGATAAGCAGCTGAACGTGTCCATTGCGACTCGGTCAGATACGACGAATTCATTTCGCCCTTAATGCCTTTTCGATGCCACCACCTGTTGCGTATTTCGCGCTCTATGTCTGCTTGCGCTTTCGCATGCTCATCGGTGAAAGCCACAATCCCTAGATCGAAAATGTCCGGGACAATAGCTTCTAAATCCTTGTCTGTACTGAATGCCATATAGTCACCATTTAACGCGCGCAGCCCAATATATTTTGTCTAGCGGCGTCGCACCTCTCAGTGTATCGCCATGCCTGGCGTACCATGCTTTTCGCATCGCCTTAGCTTTCGCTGATTCGCCTTCTCTCGGCGGGTACGTCTTAGCGCCTTGCGCACCGAACCGCAGAAGCTTGATCGTTCCTTTATGGCGAGCCAAGACAGCGTGAGAACTCGACGGGTGTCGCGGCGTTCTCTTCGGGACGTTGTAGTCTTCGAACGTCTCGCCTCTATAGGTAACCGCCATGCTCTACTCCAGGAAAGAAAAAGGGAGCCGAAGCTCCCTGTCAGCTTAGAGTGCAGCGTCAAAGAACATTTCGACCCCGTAAGCGTCGTCAAGCTCACCGACTCCGTACACGGCTGTAGCGTTAAGCTCAGTCGCACGAAGTGAAGCATCACGTTGCGTTTCGAGATTGAAGTCGCGCTTCATTGCAATGCACATCGCTTCAGGAGCGAATACGCACCCTTTAGCGTCGTCATTCCCGTCGACAGAAATGTTCGCTGACTGGTATACGTCGATACCAGCGATTGAACCGACGAAGCCGTTTCGCATTGCTTCATTCTGCAAGTCACCGCCATTCGGGTTAGCGAATGTGTTAGTGAGGTTCGCAGAAAGCTGGTAAGCATGGTAGGGGTGCAATACCGCTACATAGTTACCGGGCGCTTTCGCGTTTCGAAGTGTTGCTCCTGCCTTGAAGACATCGGCGACTGTGATTTCAGTACCTGCCGCACCAAGAGAGGTCGAGAAGCCATCGAATAGAGCGATGATGTCTGTGTCCATCTTAGTAGCGATCGCGTTACCGAGAACCGTGCCAAGCTCCTGCGCTGGGTTTCCAGCACCGAACGCCGCGACGTCTGTCAGCAGAACTTGCGCGCCCACCTCTGCGACAGTGACAGTGACGCCACTAGTCGATACGGTTGACGAAGTCATGTCGGTGCCTTCTGTCAGGTCAGCTGCCGCTACCGCAGGATACTTAGGAACCTGAATAGTCTTGCCCGAAACATTGCCGATTTCATAACGAGTGATAAGGCCAGCCATCAAGGATTGCTCCTCGGCGGTGAACCTTGCTTGCAAAATTATGTTAGCG